AGCATTATCCACCGGGAACCCAGGAAGATTATAACAGTTTTTCATAAAGAAATCTTATGATGGGAAAAGGTAAGGAATTAGAATTCCCCGAAGGGCGGGGAGGGGGCAAGGGGGAACCGGGGGTTCCCCCTATTTTGGGATACCGGTGGACATTGCTGTTCTAACTTTGACTTAATTGATACGCTATAAAAATATAAACACATAACAATGTATATATTAAGTTATGGATTTAACAAAAGAAAGTGAAGTATTAATGAAATTTTTACTAGAAAACAATTGCGTTGAAAGTATAAAACATAAACAAACTACAAATGGGATTTTAACAAAATTTTACAAGGAGATTATACAAGCGTATACTTATATCGAAACAAAAAAACGCGCGGGTGGTTCTTTTTATAAGTTGAAAATGAAACCAATACATACATTAACCGATTTACCCAAACCAACGACATTTCAAAATGATGCGTTTCCAACTGAAATTATGCAACATATTCAACATGCGAGTTCTTATCATATTTCATATACTTTTTCTCTCTTTGAAAGAGAGATAGTGTTGAATTTTATTGTGGAAGATTTTTCTCCAGAGACACAGATAGAAATGTACAATGATTATGTAGATAAAATTTTGGTTTGGTTATATATTATTAATGAATATTCATCAAAACGCTGTTCTAAAAGATTAACTGCGTTTTTGTATTTTACAACATTAAAAAAAAATTTACCCCCAACCAATATTGAAATATTAGGATATTCACATGTAAATACTGCGTTTACATATACTTGTCCGCATGACGGAAATAGCGAAATTATTGTATATCGCAAAGAAGAGTGGTTCAAGGTTTTTATGCACGAGACATTTCATAATTTTGCTTTGGATTTTTCGGATATGAATACGGACGAGGTGAATAAATGTATTCGGTCTATTTTTCCTGTAAAATCGGATGTGAATTTGTTTGAAGCGTATACTGAATTCTGGGCCGAAATGATGAATTGTATGTTTTGTAGTTTTTATTTAATGGAAGATAAGAATAATTTGCGATTGTTTTTACAACTGTGTGAATATTTTATGAACATTGACCGTTCCTATCGTTTTTTTCAAATGGTAAAAACACTTCATTTTATGGGTCTTACTTATCAAGACTTGTATTCGTATTCAAACGTGTCGGCAATGGCGCGAAACGCACTTTATAAAGAAAAATCCAATGTGTTGGCATATTATATATTGACGACTATCTTGTTGAATAACTATCCTAGTTTTCTCTCTTGGTGTAATACAAACAACCTAACAATATTACAATTCAAAAAAACGGCGCCAAATCTTATGAAACTATGTGAGTTCATAAAAAAAAATTATAAAACCGCGTCTTTTTTCAGGGGAATAGAGTGTGGTGAAAAAATATACAAAAAGTTACATCAACGTAATGGAACAAAACAAAAAAACAAAAAGGTATTGTTATTTTTGTTAAAGAATATGAGAATGACAAGTTGTGAAATGGGTTAATTATGTAGAATTCGCACGTTTACCATTTTGAACGCAATCTTGCGCTACTACGTGTGTTTTTATAGGGAGCATCAGACTCTATAACAGTATGTATTTGGCAAAACTCAGAATGGACTTGCGCTGTTCGCTGACAATGTCTTCCTGTCCGAGTACTTCCCGCACAAATATAACGAAACGTCCCATTTCCATTTGACCTTTTATTGGCGCGCCAAGCAGAAGACGCCTCGTCAAAATCGTAGGTGTCTTCAAAATACACAACTGAAGGTTGTGGTCTTGTTCGAACGTTTTCAATCGCAAATCGGGTTGAGGGGCGTTCTAGTAGTTGGGTTGTTTGACTTCTTGTTATCATGATAATAGTGATGTTGTGAATGAACGATTCGTTGCGGTTTTGAATCAATTTTTTTGAAAAAAAATTGATACCATTTTAATGAAAGTAAACGACCGCAATAACAAAACAAACAACAAACAACAAACAACAAACAATTAACAAAATGGGAATCAAACTACTGAATCAATTCTTGAAGGAAAACTGCGAATCAGAACGCTCAATTCAATGTGTTCATTTATCTCAACTTTCGGGTAAAACTATCGCGATTGATATAAGTATTTATATGTATAAGTTTTTGGCAGAAGATGCATTGATAGAAAACATGTATTCCATGTTGTCTATCTTTCGTTATTATAATATTATTCCCGTTTTCATTTTTGACGGAAAACCGCCGTCCGAAAAGAATGAAACCCTGAATAAAAGGAAGGAAGACAAGTTGTCTGCCAAGAGAAAATTTAAACAGTTGAGTAAACAACTTGAAGAATCCGGCGACATGTCTGACGGCGACAGACAAGATATTGTCACTAACATGTCATTATTGAAAAAACAATTTGTATATATTACATCACAAGACATCAACAGCGTGAAACAACTAATTCACGCTTTTGGAACAACTTATTATGAAGCACATGGAGAAGCCGATGAACTTTGCGCAATGTTAGTTCTCAAAAAAAGGGCGTGGGCGTGTTTAAGTGAAGATATGGACTTGTTTGTATATGGATGCCCCAAAGTTTTACGTTATTTAAGTCTAACAAATCATACAATGGTGTTGTATAACACCAAACATATTTTGGAAGAACTTGGACTAAAACTGAAAGAGTTTCGTGAAATATGTGTGTTATCTGGAACAGATTACACTCCTTTCCATATCCATATTCAAAATGAGGAATTGTGGAGTTCAAAAGAAGAACGCTTAAAACAAATTGATAAAAATGATAGAGATTTACACACAACCCTAAAGTATTTCAAAAAGTATAAAAAGTCTAAATATAACGGTGAATTTTATGAATGGTTACAAGAACAAACAAGTTATATACAAGATTATGAATTGTTGAAAAGGATATATAACATGTTTGACTTGACGAATCAAACAGGTTATACAAAAGTAATTGAAAAAATGAAGATACAAAATGGAATGATATCAAAACACAATATGCGAACTATATTAGAAGAAGATGGTTTTATATTTTCGAAATAAAACGGTGTTTATTATTTTTTTTGTGTTTACTTTGCTAACGCTGCTGCTACATAATGGGGTTTCATGAACTTTTGTAGATTGAAGTAAGTAAGTTCATCATCGTCCTTTAGTTGAAGAAGAGTTCTTAGTGGTTGGTCTGGATTAATCTTTCGACCATTGGTCTTATCTTGAAGATTGTGAGTTCGGACATAAGCGTTAATCTCCTTAGTAACACTTGTTCGAGCCATTTCAACGCCCTTTTCCTTTCCCAAAAAGGTGGCAAGGTCATCGCTAATGGGTGCGGGTTTGGTGAATCCACTTGGATTGCTATTTCCAGAACGCTTCTTATTCTTACGTCCCTTCCCGGCTTCCTTTTGCGCCGTCTTGAGTTCCTTCTTCATTCTCTTTTCAAGAGCGCGTGTCTCTGTGCGAATACTGGAAACAAGGCGATTCAACTCACCCAACTTAGTTTCCAGGGTCTCCATGGTGAAATCATTGTTTGTCTCGGTTTGTAGTTTGGTGGTCTCCATCTTACTATATCCTATTATTGAGACATCTGTTTAAGTTGTTTCAATGCGGATATTATATATTTGTTACGATATATGGTGTCGTTGGTCTATATGTAACGTCTCAAATAAAAGTTTTTAAAATTTAACCCTTAAAAAATTTTATTCGCCATTAGACGAATGAAATTTTTATGTATGTTAATATTTATGTTTTTATTAGCAACTCAAGGTTTCGATCCTTGGACCCTAGGGTTATGGGCCCTATGCGCTTCCTCTGCGCCAAGTTGCTAAAATTTTTACGCGTTAACAAATTTCTATAAGTTTAATGAATTCATTTTCAGGTTTAAACAGAGGATTGAACAGGAGAACTCTTTTGGAAATGAGGACTCATGAACTTCTGAAGATTGAAGTAAGTAAGTTTATCTTCGTTTCCGAGTTTAAGAAGAGAGCGAAGTTTGTCGTCCGCATTGATAACGCGTCCATTTGCGGAGTCTTGCAAGTTGTTGGAGCGGATGTACTGGTTAATCTCGCGAGTAACTGCGGTTCTTGCCATCTCCGTTCCCTGCTCCTTTCCTAAGAAAGAAGCCAACTCATCACTAATGAGGGTTGGCTTTACAAATCCACTGGGATTACGAGTAGTTCCAGTCTTGGTCTTGCGACGAGAACTGGACTTTTGGGCAACTTTGAGTTCCTTTGTGAACTTCTTTTCAACAGAACGAATTTCACCCTTGATTGCGGAAACAAGGGAACCTAGGTGTGCGACCTTTGCGGAAAGAGCAGAAAAATCATCTAGGACAGAAGACTCTTGGGGGGCAACCTCCTCGCCTGTAACGGGGACAGTGGCGTCTTGAGATGGAGCAACTGCTTCAGCAGCGTCCTTCTTGGGAACCTTGGTCTTCTTCTCCTTCTTAGGAGCAGCGTCAGTCGAAACGGGAGCAGCGTCAACTGCGGGGGTTTTGTCCTTCTTCTCCTTCTTAGGAGCAACCTCCTTCTTTTCCTTGGGTTCCTTTGGAGTAGTCTCCTTCTTCTCCTTGGGTTCCTTCTTCTCCTTTTTCAAAGGAACCTCGGCGCCATTTACTTCAACATTCTTCTTTGTCGGTTTGCTAGTGCTTGACATATTATACTATACCTAAACAATTACTTTTTAAGTGATTTAACGCAATAAATATATTTATCTTAACACGCCGCAGCATATAACGTATAGAAGTTCCTAAAAGTTTTCAAAAGAGGGGGTGACAAAAAATTATTCTAAACTCTTTTTTTACAATATCTTAGTTTGTATGATTCGAAAACGATTGATATAACCAAGGAAGCGCAGTTGATGCATTTTCATTCACAATAGTGAGCGCTCCTAAAATATAAAAAGCGCCTAAAGATTGCCAGTCCCGATTAATACCAGACGTAACCAATTTTTCTAAAGATGTCAGCACATGTTTTCTCATTACATCAATGTTTTGTTCTGTCAAAATAAGTGCTGATACATTACGAAAAGGGTCGCCTGTCGGAGGACAAATACTACACTTCATCGTTTCCGTCAAATTCAATCTATAATTCCATATATCTACAAGTTCTCTCATAAATCTTATGAGTTGATGCCTTGTCAAAGATAAAAACCAAGCAGGGTCGCTATAATTACCAAGACCATCAATGGTTTGAAACAAATCAAGAGTTCTAAGTTCTATATTCTTTTTGAGAGAAATGTCCTGCTTTACATCTTCAATTTCAATATCTATTTTTATTTTTAGAGTTTTACTTAACCTTAAAAGGTCTCTAACATTTATAACAACCGCCGTTGGTATAACATTTCTATTGTACGGATTTTTAACATCTTTTCCATTTTTTATAATCAAGTTAAAAAGAGAGAGAATATCGAATCCATATATAAATCCATCTACGTCCATATAACTATAAAATTGTGAATATGGCAACGCAGTCAATTCTTCCATTGTAAAAAAATCTGTAGCGTTTGTGCAAAGTTCTCTCTTGTAAAACGCAGGGCCATGACTTTTATTATATTTTCTTTGAAGAAATCCTCGAAATATTTTTTGCACGTAAACGATGGTTGTCGATAATTTTAAATAAACATATATGCGTTTGACTAACTCGGTTTTATTTCCCGAAATTTTTATTTTATAATGTTTGGCGATTTGTTTCAATTGTTGTAAATTGAATTTGTTCTCACTCAGAACATCGATGTCTTTTGTTGATGGTATTACAAAATTTTCCGAGTCATTATTTTTGTCCTTATACTTCCCTTTTTTTTTGAGAGAAAATCCGTCAGCGCATCTTGATGTAATAAATGTAATATAGTCATCGTCGTTCGTCAAAGTTTTTTTTATGTTCATTCTATACTCTATAAACAAATATCTTAATATATTATATATATACTATTCTTTTGGGTTCTTTTTCATAATTATATATTTAACAAGTCAGACCATTCATGGTGTCATACAGAAAAATAACTTTAAAAAAAAATTGATTTAAAGATAGTCCTACTATACATACCATACAAACACAAGAACCATGGCAGACACGATTATTGATGGAACCCAATTTAACGCTGAGAATATTCGCTTTTCGGCGCCCAAGGCGAATAGTTCAGGTGGTAAGAGTGTTGGTATTTTGAATAAGTTGACAAATTCTGGAATTCGCATTTCTACTCCACTTATGACTACATGGGGGGCAAGTGACTATGAGGGAAATCAAAAGTTCGAGATGTCTCTACAGTTTCCCAACAAGGACTACCCGAGTGAGGACGCCGAGACATTTCTACAGAATATGGTTGCTCTTGAGAACAAGATTAAGGCAGATGCCCTCGCAAATTCCAAGGATTGGTTTGGAAAGGTGCATAAGAATGCTGAGGTTGTTGACGCACTATATTCGCCAATGTTGAAGTATCCCAAGGATAAGTCCACTGGAGAACCCGATTTGACACGTGCACCTACACTAAAGGTAAAGTTGCCGATTTGGGAGGGAGTTTGGAAGTGCGAGGTTTACGACGAGGATGGTGTAAAGTTGTTTCCCAACCCTTCTAATCCTTGTGTTACCCCTCTAGACCTACTTACAAAGGGACTTAAGGTTGCCACACTAATTCAGTGTGGTGGTCTTTGGTTCGCAAATGGAAAGTTCGGTGTCACTTGGAAACTCATCCAGGTGGTTGTCCCAAAGCCAAAGGAGTCACTCAGTGGTCGTTGCTTCATCAAGTTGAAGGCAACGGATAAGGTTGCTATGACTGCGCCTTCTGAGATTGACGTTGACGCAGAGGATGAGACGAATGTTGCGGCGGTGTCGACAATTGTTGAGGATTCTGATGGTGAGGATGACGCACCAGCACCAGCACCAGCTGCTGCGCCTGTTTCTGTTCCCGTTGCCGACCCTGTACCTGCTGCTACAACGCCAGTTGAGGAAGTCAAGAAACCCGTTGTAAAGAAGGTTGTCAAGAAGAAGGTTGCTGGCGCGGACGCTTAAAATATCATAAAAAATTATATTTATCAAATAAAGAATTAAAATAAAAATAATACAAAACAACAAATAAAAACACTATAATTACAAAAACAATAAATAAACATATTTTTTATTGTTTTTATCAAAAGAAATTTTAAAATACTTATATTTATAAAACAAAATGTGTTGGAATCAAACCGTATCTCTTAACACATTTCTGTTCAGTATAATTGTGTTATTTTTAATAATATACAACAACACTTTTACTCAGTACAAAATAAAAGAACTCAACAATTTTTGGGTATATATGTTTTTCTTGTCTTTTATTTTCATGCAACTTATTGAATATTTTATTTGGAGAAATATAAAATCTCCTTATTATAATTCATTATTTTCTATTTTAGCAACACTTCTTTTACTAGTTCAACCCGCTGTTTCTCTCATGTTATTATCCAATGAAAAACTCAAATACAATATGTTGTTGGTTTATCTTGTATTGACAATTCCTTTCGCACTCTACAGACTAACAACAAAACGCATGTACTCTGTTGTTTCGCCCGGTGGCCATTTACAATGGAATTTTTTGACAAAACATGACGTATGGTATGAGGCAATCTTATTTTGGATATGGTTGTTTTTCTTTTTATTTTCCTTTTTTTATAATAAAAACTATTTCGCTTTTGGATTTGGATTTATTATGTTGTTGATTTCAATATGGAATTATTATCAAGACAATTCAGTCGGGTCAATGTGGTGTTGGGTTGTAAATTCTATTTTTCTTTTTTACGCATTTTATTTATTAGTTTACCTACCGTTTTCTCAATAACTTTTTCTCTCCATTTTATTCAAAGTTATGTGGAATTCCTTGATAGAAATGTTTTCTATTTTGTGTCTCTTCTATTTCCTTCCTCCCTAAAAGAAGTTGAGAGAAAAAGTTATTTAACGAAAACTATATTGAAAATAATATCTGCCTTGTCTTCGACATGATAAATATCAGTTTCTATAATTTTGGAAATTCCACATTTTTTAAAGATGAAGGTTTGTTGAGGACTTAGAGTTAACTTGTCATAAGGGATTGTGAAAAAACGACTGCCAACATTTATTGTCTTGCTTCTTTCTTCTAAGAGAGAAAAAGTTAACGAAATTTCTATATTTACAATCAAGTTATTATTTTCGTCTACGGTCATATTGTTGGGTAGTTCTGGGATACATTTTACAATAATATCTTCGTACGCATCTTCACCATTTTCACCGTCCATTTTTCTCTCAAAATAAACTTCACCATGCCATAAAGGAACATAATAAACTTCATCTTCTATTGTGAGTTTATATACATTGTTTTCGAATAAATCTCGAATGTTTGGATTCAATATATAAACTTGAACGTTCTTGTATTTTTCCATGAGGATCGCACATACCTTCTCCAAAACCTCATCCCCAATATGTAATATATTTTTATACTTAAAGAGAAACTGATAGACTTGAATGGCCCGTTCTTTGTCCAAGTTTTCAAATAGTTTCACCGTGATTGTTTTACAGTTACATACAATGTCTTGAATTATAGAAACAATAAAATCACCGTATCCATTTGTTAATATGTTATCTACAAAAAGACGAACCATGTGAATATAACTTGAATGCGGAGTTGCGGAGACTTCATCATCCATAATATTATTTAAATTACTAATTTCTCTCTTTAAAATTTCATACGCTTCGGCAATTTCTTGGAATTTTTGAGTAGTTTTATCCTTGTCTTGTGGATTTTTATCGGGGTGATACTTGAGAGAAAGTTTGTGATACTGGATTTTTAAGTTTTTCAAATCCAGTTTATCAAAATTGGAATCGATTTCTAATATATTCAAGGCAGTTTTCAAATCCATTATATCTATGTATAAACACATTTTTAAATGAAAATGGGTTTATAATTATAGGGGGAACCGGGGGTTCCCCCTTGCCCCCTCCCCGTCCTAGCAGGGAACCCAGGTTCCCCTGCTATAATTATTGGAAAAAAAATGCGGTAATACAAGGTTTGACTTACCCACCACGTAAACGCAAGACAAGATGAAGGGTGGATTCCTTTTGAACGTTATAGTCTGCGAGTGTTCTTCCATCCTCCAATTGTTTTCCAGCAAAAATCAAACGTTGTTGATCGGGAGGAATACCCTCCTTGTCCTGAATTTTTTGCTTGATGTTATCAATAGAATCACTTGGTTCTACCTCCAGCGTAATAGTTTTTCCAGTAAGGGTTTTCACAAAAATTTGCATGCTATATGGTCTATTATGAGGTGTGTTTAAATCATTTTTAATGTGGATTTAAAAATATTGTTTAAATTATAAATGAACTACGTCATTCACATAACACCAGTTGCGGGGATATTGCTTTATCAATTGTATCCAACCAAATTAAAACTTCCATCTTCCGTTGTTTATAAAATGTCTTGCATCCATAACTTAGGTTTAATTTTATTTAGTTGTTGGACTTTTTTATCATTATCAAACATTATATATAATAATGGTGTAATAACTCAACCTAATTATTATTTTAAAAATCATAATTTTGATAAAATAATATATTTGTTCTATTTGTCAAAATATTATGAGTTTATAGATACCTTTTTGTTGTATTTGAATAATAAAACTCCCATTTTTCTTCAAAAATATCATCATATAGGCGCAGTGGTTTGTTGGCATTTATGTTATTATTATAAAGTAGATGGTATCTGGATTGCAACTCTTCTAAATTCTTTCGTTCACACAATTATGTATACATATTACCTTGGATGTTTAGTTAAATTTAAACCTATAAAAAAAATAAAAAAATACATTACAACATTACAACTGTGCCAACTTATTCCACAACCACTGTGTTTGTATTTATATAAAAATGAAACAACAATAAATTATAATATTCTTTTGTTTTTTACAATATACACAGTCTGTTTGGTAAATTTATTTTTTAATTTTTACAAAAATAATTATTTAGTTAAACAGAATACACATGAACAATAGTAACCAAATAAAATAAAAAAGATTCTAAATGACATATGGGTCTATAATTGTTATTATAGTATTGAAAAAAGTGATACGTCTTGAATAACAATTCTTGCGAGAACTTGTGTGATATTTTTTTTCTCTGAACGAGAGACGACAAAATATACCATATAGATTCTGTGATGTCTAAGTTATAAATAAAAATGTCATACAATAAGTCTCGGAATTTTAAAAACTGCAAGTCCTCAATATTTATGATTGCGTTAATAATTTTATCACATATAATTTTGTGAGGTGTCAATATAGCAAATTCATTACAAGATGACTTGAATGTTTTTATATTGGTAATAGTTTCAGCGTCTTCATTTTTATCCAACTTTATACCGCATTTGTTATAGACAGTTTTTGTTGGTCTTGCCAAATGTATAACTTCACAACAGTTCAATATAGTTTCTGGAATAAAACTCAACTGTTCCGTAATAAAAATAAATTTTAAGTCTACAACATTACCACAATTTTGCTGCATGTAACTATAAAAGTTATCTAACAATTCACTATGAATTTTATGAAAATATTTACAAACAATAATTCCAGTGGTTTCAGACTTGGCAGAAATACTATCCACAACTTGAAGATAAATTTCATGCCACAACGCTTTTGAATTGCACCCCAAAAGAGACATGTCTATTTCATAATGTATATCACTTATCTTGAAAAAATACTGGACTTTGTTAAAACAAACATTAATTTTTTTTTCATATTTTAAATCGCTCGGAGAATATTGTTGTATAGATTTTAACATTTGACTATATTTCCCAACTCCACTTGACCCATAAAAAATGAGATTTTTTAAATCCTTCATTTTTTTCGGAAACTTTTTGTATATTTTTTCCATTTTTGGATGCAAGTTTCCATTGGAAAACGCATGAATATAGTCCTCAAAATGAGTTTCTTGAAATTTCATTATAGGAACATGTAATGGAGTCTTTATTTCATAATAGTTGCAAATCTATTTTGTGTGCATCACGGCAATGACGCTTTTGTAAATTTATAGGTCAACCCGTATTGTGTATCTGTTTCCCAAACTCCTGATATTTTCAACATAAAGTCTCCGTTTGTCAAGTTCTCTCCATTTTCCAAGAATAATTTGATATTACCATTTTTAAGTTGTTCACAAATTTTGAACTGGGGTATTTTATTAAGAATGTTAACCCTTTGTAATAAGTCCTCTTCAATACATTTTATATCATCAATCAATTTCGCATGTGTTATCAAATTAAAAGAACATTTAAATTTGTTGTAATACTTTTCGTAAATAACATCACTCAATTTAAGAAATAAATTTATTCCATTCAGTATGAATATTTCATTGGAATAAATAATTCGAATAAAGTTTCCATTATTCATTATGTTGTTTTTAATGGGTTCGCAAAAGTAAATGTATTTTTCATTATATTGGTCTATGTTTTTTACTATATTCATTTTATGTTGTTTTCAAATATGAAACCTATATTTAATATAAGAATTTGTGTTTAATGTCTTTTCTGATTTAATTATTATAGGGGGAACCCCCGGTTCCCCCTTGCCCCCTCCCTGCCCTTCGGGGAATTCTAATTCCTTACCTTTTCCCATGATAAGATTTCTTCATGAAAAACTGTTATCATTTTCCTGGGTTCCCGGTGGATAATGCCGAATTATTAATTTGTTATGTTATAGGTTTATTACCCGTCTGTTGTAAAGTAGGTAAGAACGATTCCAATTGTAATTACCGCAATAAGATTCAAGAATCCAATTAGATACAAGAGAGAACTATAAATCTTTGAAAATGTCTTGTTGTCTTTGTATTCCTTTGTATTTGTTCCTAAATAGAAAACATAGAGTTGAATCATTATTAATGCGAGAGAAATATTTGAAAAATTCAAGTAACCCGACGAAATATTTCCTTCACTAATACGATTGAAATGAACGATTAACAAATACATGGTATAACTTATTGCCCCCAAAATGAGTAAAAATGGTCCCGTTGCGTTGACTAGATTTAACATTTTAGAAACAATGTTGAATCCTGTCCCAGACCCAGTTGCCATATTAATTTGATTCAATGTTGTGGCGATTAAAATAAGTATTCCAAATCCAATAAATCCATAACCGACCAAAGTTCCTTTTAAATTGACAGAACCCGTTGAACCAAGTGTAGCCAAGAGAATAATAATTCCGACAACAATACATGATTTATAAATAATAGATGTAATGGTTGTAATAGACTTGTTAGATGATGTTATGTTTGAAACGTTTGTATTTGACATATATTAAGTTTAGAAAATTAGCGTAGTTTACAAAAGTGCGTGCGATTATTTTTCTTGCGTTTCTAGTTGCTGAGTTAAGGTATCGATTTGTTCTTGCATGTTTTGCATTTTTTTTAAAAGAAGTGGTATGATTTCTATATAATTAACCGTCTTATAACAAACACTTTCTCCATTTTCATCTCGATTGTAATCTGTTGACACCAAATTTGGGAACTGTTCTTCCACGTCCTGTGCAATCAGACCATAGTGTTCTTTTCTCTCAACATCTTCTTCGTAGTTGTATTTTTTTGGAACCAATTTGAAAAGTTTATCTACATCTTCCTCATCAACGTCTTTTACGTCGGTTTTTAATCGTTGGTCGGATGGATTATTAATAGAACCAACCACAGTGAGATTTCCATTGATCTGCACGTTCGCATTCGTTTTTGTAGGAGTCAAAGTATAAACATTACTGGTTGATTTCAATAGCCAGGTTGCCAATGTGTTCGTGTTTATAGTTGCATTAAATGTTTTTACATAAGAAGTAAGGTTCGGTTGCCTATAGGTGGATTGCATAAAATGAAACTATTATAAAGTAATATAAAAAAAACAAAATAAAAAATATATAACATAACTTTATTATATAGACAAATTCAACAATGAGTCGTCAAAATATCAATACAAATTATCCATTGATACCCAACTCGAACGAGTATATGATTGAAAAACGATATGTAAGTATACACTCTGAAGACCGAGATGTAACCAAGTATTTAAACTCAAGTCAATTTGAGATTGAACTTCCACAAGATTATCTCAATGTAAGCACAGTAAAGTTAAGTAGTTATACTTTTCCTGCCAACTACAACACTTTCTCTCTCTCACAAAACAATATCGCAATGACATTCAAAATTGATACACCTTACAATCCTGCAGACTACGGATTTTACGACCCCTTGTTATCTTTAATATTTGAAGCGCTCAACGCTTACATGGACAATAATTTTGTTATTACCATTTCAGAAGGGTTTTATAATCCATACCAAATTGCAACTGAATTGACCAACCGATTCAATCATGTTGTTAGTGTTTATCTTTATGAATATATAAAAAATAACGATTCAACCGGCGAGTTAACAACTACATTCATGAATAATGGTGGTTATAACCAGTTTGTCATTGTATATAATGACGTCACACAAACATTGTGGTTTGGAAATAAAAGTTCTGGTTTTACTATCACGAATGATTCACCGTTATATAGTTTGAGTCGCGAATTGAAGTCGTTGCAATGCGTTCAACAACAATATTTAGATTTTTCGAATTGGGGTCTTCCAGCTTACTTAGGATTTACAAGATGCTCTGTATCTACGATTTCAAACACAAATGGTAACAGTCCTCGTTTTTTTTATGGTGATGTTCAATCAGGTGATAATGGAAATTGGTTGTTACCAGATGACGCATACTCGAATCCAGAAACAGGGGTGCAATGTAATGTCTTTTATTTGGAAGCGCCCGCCAAAATTAATCTTATGGGGAATTCTTATTTTTATATGGAAATTTCGGGTCTGAATAACATGGATGAAATGGTGCCTTTTTCAATGAATTCATTTACTACACATACAAATGAAACCAGTGGAATCAATAATTCGGCATTCGCAAAAATACCAGTAACGACGACGCCTGTTGCTCAATGGTTTGATACCTATCACGAATCGATGAAAATATTTAACCCTCCAGCTGAACGTATTCGTCGTTTGAAAATAAAGATTCGATATCACAACGGACTACTTGTCGACTTTGGTAAGTTCAACTATTCATTCATGTTGGAGTTTACTATT